GTTGCACAAGTAGCTGCTGAATTAGCAGAAACTAATGCAGAGACAGCAGAGACTAATGCAGAAACTGCAGAGACTAATGCAGAAACTGCTGAAACAAACGCTGAAACTGCTGCAACTAACGCTGCAAGTTCTGCAAGTGCAGCTTCTACATCCGCTACAAACGCTTCTAACTCAGCATCTGCTGCGTCTACTTCAGCGACTAACGCTAGTAACTCAGCTTCTGCAGCAAGCACCTCAGCAACTAACGCAAGTAATTCAGCCTCTGCTGCTTCTACGTCTGCATCTAATGCAAGTACTTCTGCAAGCAATGCAGCTACTTCAGCGACTAACGCTGCTAATGCTCAGACTGCTGCTGAAACAGCACGAGATCAAACCCTAACAGCATACGATAACTTTGATGATCGTTACTTAGGTTCTAAGACTTCTGATCCTACATTAGATAATGATGGTAATGCCTTAGTAGCTGGGTCGTTATACTTTAACTCTGTATCTGGAGCAATGAAGGTATACACTGGCTCTGCGTGGGTGGATGCTTATTCATCTGGTACTACATTCTTAACCAAGGCTAATAACCTTTCTGATTTAACAAACACATCTACTGCTCGTACTAACTTAGGGTTAGGAACTGCAGCTACTACAGCGTCTACTGATTATGCTACTGCTGCTCAAGGAACTAAAGCAGATTCAGCACTGCAACCAGCAACGATTGGTGTTAGTGTTCAAGCCTATGATGCTGATCTAGCAACAATAGCTGGACTAACTCCTACAAACAATTACGCTATTATTGGTAACGGAACAAGCTGGACTTCCTCAGCGTTACCAGCTTCTGGTGTCACTTCAGTCACAGGCACAGCACCTATCTCTTCTTCTGGCGGTGCAACTCCTGCAATTTCCTTAGATAACTCTGGTGTAACTGCTGCGACTTACGGAAGTGCTTCTTCTATTCCAGTTATTACTGTAAGTGCTAAAGGCTTACTGACTTCAGTGACGACTGCTACGGTTGCTGGTGGTCAATATTTTGGTACTGCTTCAGTAAAAGCAATTGCATATAACGCTTCAAACATTGATGAGAATATTACAATGACTTATAACGGTATGTCCGTAGGAGCTATTACTATTGGCTCTGGTTTCTCAGTTACAGTAAACTCTGGAGTAAGGTGGGTAATTCTATGAGTATTGTCTTATTAGGCTCAACAAGCGGAAGCTGTACGCTACAGGAACAAGCGATAGCGGGTACTACTACGCTTACTTTGCCAACCTTTAACGGCACAGTAGGTCTTTTAGTTAGTGGAACTGCTGTAGCATCTACTTCAAATACTTCTATTGACTTTACAAGTATTCCAGCAGGTGTAAGACGGATTACTGTAATGTTTGATGCAGTATCTACAAGCGGAACATCTAATTGGTTAATACAATTAGGCGATTCAGGTGGAATTGAAAATACAGGGTATCTTTCAGTTCGATGCTGGTTCAATTAACATTCTTTACGAGTAAGCCATGAATAGAATAGAAATTAATGTGATTACTGGCGAACAAAGAACGGTTGAACTAACTGCCGAAGAAATCGCCCAAGCAGAAGCCCAGTATGCAGAATGGCTGGCTAATCAACCTACTAAAGAAGAACAGATTGCTAAACTGCAAGAGCAGATTGACGCATTGAAAGGGGCTTAATATGGCTGTTACACTAAATGCAAGCACTAGCTCAGGACTGGTTTCCACAGCAGATACAAGTGGAATAATTACACTACAAAACAATGGAACAAACGCATTAACTGTTGATAGTGGTAATCTGCAATTTAACTCAGGTTACGGCTCAGTAGCTACAGCATACGGCTGTCGTGCATGGGTAAACTTTAATGGTACTGGTACTCCAGCTATTCGTGCTAGTGGTAATGTAACTTCCATTACTGATAATGGTACTGGCAACTACACAATCAATTTTACCAATGCTTTGCCTAATGCTAATTATGCTGTCGCAGGTTCAGGTAGTAGTGGTGGAAGAATTTTGAGCGTAGGCACTTTAACTACAACAAATACTCAAGTTTTAGTATATAACGCTGGTGATGTTGCTGAAGATGTTGCCACAGTTTCAGTTTCCATCTTTCGTTAATCAAAAGGACTAATTATGAACCAACGAATTATTTACCCAACAGACGATGGCGTAGCCATTATTGTTCCAGCCGATTGCGGTTTAACGATTGAACAGATTGCTGATAAAGATGTCCCTGCTGGCAAACCATACAAGATTGTAGATGTTGCTGACATTCCTACAGACCGCACATTCCGTAACGCATGGGAGTATCAAGAATGATTACGATTAACTTTGACAAAGCCAAAGCAATTACCAAAGACCGATTAAGGGCAGAGCGTAAGCCTTTGCTAGAAGCTCAAGATGTAGAATTTCAGCGTGCTTTAGAAAGCGGTACAGACACTTCTGCAATTGTTGCTGAGAAACAAAGACTGCGTGATATTACTAAACTAGCCGATGAAGCAACTACGCTAGATGAGCTAAAAACATTGAAAGTAGTTGGCTAATATGGCAATTATTCTTGATGGTTCAACTGGTATTAGTAGTATAGGAACTTTAACTGGTGTTACAAGTATTAGTTCTGCATCTGCTAATACACCTGTAATTCTTGGCGATAGTGGAACTAACTACAATACTTGCCGAGCATGGGTAAACTTTAATGGGACTATTATACGACTGTTGCACAAACTTCTTCAGATTCAGGAACACAATTAATACTTAATATTAATTCAAATAGTTCAAATAACACAACACCAACTACTACAGCAACTAGAATGTATATTAATTCAAGAAGTTCTGGAACTGCAACCGACTCTCCATATGTTAATGTTGCCATCTTCCGCTAAAAGGACTAAATATGAACCAACGAATTATTTATCTTACTGCTGATAACACAGATACTTTTGATACTGGCACTATTAACATTCTTTACGAGTAAATCATGACTGAAGCTGAATTAAAACTCCTAAGCCACGAAGAAGTCTGTAAAGTTCGATACGAACAGATACACGCTAGACTAAAGAGACTAGAACAGATTCTCCTCGGTACTGCTGGATTCATTATTATAACTTTGTTAACCTTGGTACTTAAATGAGTAGACCACATTCCGTAGGCAAGGACTTAGTAGCTAATACTAAGACTACTATGTTTACTGTTCCAACTAGGAACATGGCTAAGTGGTTACTACTCTTTGCTACTAATCACAGTTCATCTTCTAAGTGGATCAGTGTTTGGTGGTACGACTCTAGTGAGAACGTTGAGATTGAAGTATTATCAGAGTATGCTGTTACTGCTAAGAACTTCCTAAGAATAGATGGAACAGCCTATATATTATTAGACGAAGGTGATGAGATTCGAGTACAGTCTGAGACAGGTTCAGTAACTACCTGTATTATCACTGTAGAAATAGAGCAACGCAGTACCGTACAGCAGTTTAACTAAGGAGTAACTATGCCACTCGCTAAAGGTAAATCACAAAAGACAATCAGTAAGAACATCTCTAAGATGGTCAAAGAAGGTCGTCCTCAGAAGCAAGCAGTAGCAATTTCCCTGCGTCAAGCAGGAGTTCCTAAATCCAAAAAGAAAGGTAAGTAATATGCCAATGGTCAAAGAGAAGAAGTTCCCCTATACAACTAAGGGTAAGAAGCAAGCTAAGCAGTATGCTAAGAAGACTGGTGCTAAGGTAGTTGCTAAGCCTATGAAGAAGATGGGAGCTATGCGTGGCTACTAAGCCTGGCTTGTATTCCAATATCCAAGCTAAACGTAAAAGAATAGCTCAAGGATCTGGCGAGAAAATGCGTAAAGTAGGTAGTAAGGGTGCTCCTACAGCTAAAGCTTTTAAGGAAGCTGCTAAGACAGCGAAGAAGAGATAATGGTCAAGAAAGTATATCAGAATCCAGAAGGTGGTTTAAACGCTAAAGGAAGGGCTTATTTCAAGCGAACTGAAGGAGCTAACCTAAAACCTCCAGTTTCTGCAAAAGAGGCTCAAAAGTCCCCTAAAGCAGCCAAAAGGCGTAAGAGCTTTTGTGCAAGGATGAGTGGTGTTGCCGGTCCAATGAAGGACAGTAAAGGCAGACCTACCCGCAAAGCACTTGCTCTAAAGAAGTGGGATTGTTAAGATTTTACTTGACAAAATAGTCAAAATATGATAGGATAACGCATGGCTTCGTATAATTATATCCAGCTCGTTAATGATGTCCTAATCCGCTTGCGAGAGCCAGAGGCTTCCTCGGTGTCGGATAACGCCTATGTTAAGCTCATTGCTCGTTATGTCAATGATTCTAAACGTCAGGTTGAAGATTCCTATAACTGGAATGCTTTATCAGAGACATTATCCGCTACAACTACAGCCG